TCGACCTCTTTATTGAATGGCTCAAGACGGAGCCGCATGAAACAAAGTCTCGTGAGTTTCTTTATAGCTCTGCTATGGCACTAGGAAGTGTTAAAGAGAAAATGATAGGCTTTGAAATGTATGGGAAGAATATTCCGCATATGATGGAGGACACTAATGGCGAAGCGACTAATTGATTACGCCCAACTTATTAAGAATTATGAAACTATGATCGATACGCTAGAGTATGACTCTATGCGCAGTGCAGGTAAAGCAAAGCTTAACGCTGAAGTACTTTATTATATGCACGAGCTTAAAGATCGTTATAGTTCTAAACAACCTAAACCTGCGGTAGCACCTGTTACCAAGAAGGGAGGTAATTAGAAATGGAAGATACCAATGCAATAGCAGACTCTACCCAATTGGATGACTCTGTAGCAACGGGTGAAAGTCGAACTGAAGAGGCTATGCTGGCTGACATTCTTCGTAATACTGAGTTTCTCAGAGACGATGAATCTCTACCCGATGAGCAAGTACCACAGTTAGACGCGGAAGACTCTGATGACGAAGACCCAGAAGAATCAGACGAAGCCGATAACGTTGATGATGAAGAAGAAATCGAAGAAGAAGAAGTGGAAGCAGAGGATGAGGATGATACGTCTACCCAAGAAGCTGATGTCTACACTACTGATGACCTCGATTTGGATGCTGCTGTACTCGTTAAAATTGACGGGAAAGAAGTAGCTGTTACCTTTAATGACCTTATCAAAGGTTATTCTACTGAACAACATCTTTCTAACAAGGGTCGTGAACTTGGCGAAGCACGAAAGGCAATGGAAGAGGAGTATCAGAGTAAAATCCAAGAGATTAACTCGATGGCTCAAGCTTCTGCTGCTGTGCTTTATAGTCAAGAACAAGAACTCGCTAAGGAATACCATGAGATTGAAGCAGCAATTGAACAAGCTCGTGCCGATGGCGACACCTATGAAGTTAATGAACTGAAAGATAAGCGAGAGCAATCTCAAAAGCAATACTGGGAAGCACGCAAAAAACGTGAAACACTAGTAGAGACAGTTCAGAAACAAGAAGAAGCAAAGATAGAACAACAATGGTCAGAGCAATTGAATTATTTCAATGAAACAATTCCAACTCTAATCCCTGACTTTAATGAAGATACTGCAATGGCAATTCGTGAATTTGCTATTGGAGAAGGAATTGCACCTGAAATACTAGATACTATTGCAGATCCTATCATCGTTAAGTTTGTTGATGACTATCGTCGTTTAAAACAAGGTGTTTCTAAAGGCCAAGCTAAACGTAAAACTACTGTAGTTAAAAAAGCGCCTATTCGTAAAGCTAAAACTCGTTCCCAGAAGGAAACAAGTAATGCAGAACGATTAAGGCAGAAGGCTTTAAGTGGTAATGCTTCAGCTGATGAACAACAAGATTTCCTTAGGAGTTTAGCACAACGCTCACTTAACTTATAATACCTCGGAGGTATATGAATAATGGCTAATAATCTTGGTGTTCGCGGCACCGGAGGTCCAGGAGGACCAGCTCGCGGAACCGGCAAAGACGTCTCACAGCGTGAGGATCTTGCCAACTTTATCACGATGATTACTCGTGATGAAACCCCTTTCATGTCATCTATTGGCAAAGCAAAAGCAACAGCTATCTACCATGAGTGGCAGACAGACCAGCTGGAAGCACCAGGCAACTCTCGCATTGGCGAAGGTACAGACTGGATTGCACCAGACACAACTGGTTCAGGCGGCACAGGTGCAACACCTGCAACTGGCAACAAGTTTGCTATTTCAGGTCCATACCGTACTCGTCTGGGTAACTACACTCAGATCAACGGTAAGACAATTGCTGTATCAGGCACACGCCGTGCAGTAGATCAGGCTGGTGTAGCTGATGAGTATGCCTATCAGTTGAAGAAGCGTGGTACTGAACTGCGCCGTGACGTTGAGTTTGACATGGTTCACTCAATGAATGTTTCAAACGCTGTAGGTACACAGAACGCTAACGCTCGTTCAGCTGGTGGTTATCAGTCTTTCATCAACTCAGCTTCAACAGTTGACTACGTTGGTGAATTCCAGGCTCCTTCAGCAGCAACAACTGGTGCTGGTACAGATGCAGACGGTACAGCCGTAGCGCGTTCAACCATTGCTGGTTCAACAACTGCACCTGATCGTGACCCAATTGCTTTGACTAACATTGACTCAGTCATGCAGAAGATCTATGAGCAAGGCGGTAAAGCCTCAAAGATCATGCTGTCACCAAAGCTTCGCCGTGACTTCTCTGACCTGATGGTTGGCGACACAGGCGTACAGCGTAACATTGACGACTCAGGCAAACTGCGTCAGTCAGTTGACATCTATATGTCAGACTTCGGTGATCTGATGGTAGTTCCTAACTACATCATGGGTCTCACAAACAACTTCGCGTTTACTGGTGACAACAACGTTGCTCACTCAGGCGCTGGTGTTACTAACCTTGCTAACTTCTCTGCATTGATCTATGATCCAATGTGGTTTGCTGTAGCAACTCTGCGTCCTCTTGCAGAAGTTGACGTAGGCCAGCAAGGCGACTCAACTAAAGGCATGATGGTTGAAGAATCAACCTTGGAAGTCCGTAACCCATTGGGTTGTGGTGCTATCTACGGCCTAGAGTAG